GCTGCTTCAGCCTTGCGCTCTTCCTGACGCCTGAAAACTGCGATAGCCTCTTCCGCAGCGCGGATGTCAGTTTCAAGGGCGTCGATTTTGCTTTTTGCGTCTGCGTCAAGACCGCCGCGTTCCTCAGCAACATCCAGAGTAGTCTGAATGTCCTTAATGAGAGATGCGCGAAGTTCTGACTGAGACTTAAGGTACTCAGACATGATTCTCCTATTGATGTGATTACAATTACAGTCGCGCTAACGCAGACCCATACCCGGTGGTGCTAACACTCAACCGTTGTTTTAATTTTACCCCAGTGTTGACACCAGAGTAACAAAAGACCCTCCCAGGAAAGGGGATGGGAGGGGAAACCCGCTATCGCTTCTCTGCGACACCAAGAACGCGGGTTTCTTTGACCGGTTCCACAACCTCACGCTCAACTTCAGGCGCTTCAGCAGGAGCATCTATTTTCACGATCGCCTCGGCCCACACATCAGCGTATTCTTTTACAATACCTGACTCCGGGTTGCCTGCCATATCGAGAATAACCTTTTTGATTTCATCCTTAGTTGCCATAATCAAATCCCCTTCAATAGTTGTTCAAGCTTCTTTTTCTTCAGTTCCAACATGGCCGAATCAAGCTCTTCGCTTTCAACGGTCTCAGTAGGCTCATCAGACTTTGGGCCAAGCTCATTAATAACTTTCATCAAAATGTCGCTTTGCTCTTCAGTCAAGTCACTATCAGATTCGATAGCAACAATCGCATCAGCGAGTGCGTCAGCGTCAACCGAAGCGCGATGCGCAACTTTACCAAGTGCGCGCACAGCAGTCGAACCCGCGGTCTGCGAGTAAGCCGGAAACGAAACAACTGATGTTTCGATAAGCCTAACCGAACGCAGAACACGCTCATTATCGGAAATCCACTCGTCGCCACCCTTGGGTACGGAGAAACCGAAACTCATAGAATCAACGTCGCCACGTTTAATCAAATAAGCAGCGTCACGGCCGGCCTGAGTGTCAGGCAAATCAGCGCTAACACGCAAACCATAATTGTCTTCCTCAAGACGCAACGTTCCCGCACGGCGAGAGCCAAGAACAATGCCCGTGTCGTGATTCCACAACAACTTGACATCATTGCGAGAATCCAAAGATCGCTTGAAAGCCCCAGGAGCGATACGCTCAATGAAGGGCAGTGGTTCGCTTGGCGCGTTAAACACTGCGGCATAACCAGTGAAAGTCATACCGCCACCATCAAGTTCTCGCACCTCAAACCGGGCGTTATTAGTTCTGGTTTCTATCTTTGCCATGTCTTTAGCCTCCACGCTCACGCGTTGACGATTTTCTTCTTCTAGTCTACCTACAACACCTTCGGCGTACTCTAGCGCCCTGCGGGCGGCACGCTTAGATGGTCCTGAACCCCACAGCAAGTGCGCAACAACACCGGCAGAAGGGTAATCCTTGTTGTTCGGGTTGGCGGCGGGTGCGTCAAGATCAACAAGGTGCCTTGCAATCCACGCTGCGAGACGAACCCACTTATCGGCGGTCACATTGCCCTCAGCCATTGCCCTAGCTTCACGAACCGTGCGGTCAACAAGACCGTCGCCAGCCAAACCCTCTTCGTAATACTTTAAACCTTGACGCGCGGCGGCTCGCATGTAAGCGGGAGCCTCTAGGTTGACTTGCCGGTTTTCTCCAAGCAAATCATCCTCGTCGTCATTGTCATCGTCCTCATCTGGCGAATCATCCAGTAAATCTTGTTCATAATCGAACTCAGACATTTCATCTTCAACAAGAGCGCTAATACCACTGAGTTGTGAAAACAACAGGCCCAGGAATGTAGAAGCTTCAACCCATACCCCATCAACCTGCTCATACATTTGGACCAAGGCGGCGGGGTCAAAGAAAGTACCGGCAATTTGCACACCCGAACCAGGAATGTCAATAGTGCCCGAGGTGACAACTTCGCGGATGCGACCCTGATAGGTTTCGCCGTGGTCTTTCCAAGAAACAAAGTTGCCGGGCTTTAAAGTGCCGGGCATGGCGCGTTCGCCCTCAAACGTTGAGTCCTCGGCTTGCGCAATAGCAAGACCCTGATCGATTGCGTCCTGTTTCGTGGCGTGACAACCCATAACCTCGCCATCCTCCTTAATGGTTGCCCAACCCGAGCAACCCTCAGCAGAATCAGAAATATAGTAAGGCATTAATCAATCTCTACTCTCAACCAAGAAATAGTGTGTGCGTTGCCATCACTCACAACAAACACATCATTTAACGGAGGCAAATCTATTTCAATGCTTTCCAACTTCAGCACCTTGTAACCATTATTAGCGGTGACATTGCTGTTTCCAATAAAAAGGTCTTTAGTATTGTCGTTGTTGTGAATATATAGCCGACTATATTTAGTGGTACGACCATCAATCATTGTTGCTGTCCCAGTGACTGATTGTTGTCCGTTTTTAATCATTCGACCACATACTCCGAGTTAGGGTCAGTCGGGTCAATCTGCGCAGTCGGTTGCAACTGAACCGAAGGCAGACCAGTGTGTTCAATCGCGGGCAGACCCAAAGCGGCCAAAGTTGCGGCAGGATCGAAACCAACCTGAATGAGACGTTGGGCCATGTCAACCTTCTCAGTTTCTTCCTTCAAGTTAGCCGCAGCCACGTTCACGTTAGCTAAGGGCACCCTAACCGTGTTAGCCGACGGGTCATCAATGTCTTGCAAGTCCTCAAGGCGACGCACGTCGTTGATTGTGAGGAAGCCTGACAGCAAACCGGTGCTGTAAGCGCTCATACGCGAGTTGATGTCGGCGCGAAGCAGACCATCAAGGTTGAACTTGATAAAAGCTGTTTCCCCGCCCGCGGAACGTTCCATGAGAGGCGAGAAAGCTGATTCTAGCTTTTGCACAATCGGTCGCAAACAGTGAATAACCCAAGCAAGGTTGTTCTGTTCAACCGAAGCGTAAGAGTTCGTGCCAGGAAGACCAAGAAGGTGCGGTGGCACGTTGAACGCGCGAGCCACATCCTCCACAGCCATACGACGAGAATCAATAAACTGTGCCTGATCGTTGGTTACGCTTGTCGTCTTATAGGTTGCCCCACCAGAAAGAATCCCTGTTCTGTGAGAACGCTTCCAGCCACGGTGACGAGAGTCAAAGTTTTCTTGCAACATTTTGGCTTGCTCACCAGTGAGCTTGTTCGGGTACTCGATAATTCCTTGAGTGGTTGCACCACTGCCGAAGAAACGGGCCGCGTAGGAGCGAAGCGCAATGGCAAGACCGAAGTCTTCCTTTAGTGCCTCGACTCGTGATACACCACGGACGGCTCCTGGGCGAACAACATCGGGAACGTGAATGACATTCTCCGATGAAAGCATTTTGCTTTCACCCTTGACTTCGTACATGACGCGCCCAACCCCGTTGCGACGAATCTCAACATCAATCGGGTTCAGAACTACAAGGTTTGTAATGTCACCGCGACGGTTGGCGTACACGCGGACGAAAGCATTACCGTCAAGAAGCATTGACACAATAACAGCGCCATAGAACGCTTCCTTAGTCGTGTCAACGTCAGGTTTCGTAACCCAAGCCGGGCGAGGACGGAAAGGACGACGCAAACCATCTAACCGAATGTAAGAATCAACAGGTAAAGTCGAAATGGTGTCGCTAATGAGGCTGACAGCAGAAAAGATTGCGTTGACCGTAAAAACTGTTTCTTGGTTGACAACCGTGGCCGACTGACTTTCAAGTTCCAGAAAGTCGCCCGATCCCCAAATCGTTTGGAACGAGATGGCGCGTTCTTCACCCTCGTAAAAAAGATTATTCAGCATTACCTACGCTCCAAACTCACACCGAACACAATCGCAAAAGCGCCAAGAATAATTAAACCTGCTGGCGGGTAGATTAGGGCCGCACCTGTGCTAATTGCGACAGCGCCCCCGATTTGCAAGATATTTACTAACATAACGTCCTTAGAAGAAAAACTCTGGCACTCCTTCATCTATTCTACTTGCTGTCGCTCTGTCATAGGCGATAATGAACGCAATCGCGGCGTCAATCTTCTTTCGTGACGTTGCGGACTCTTTTGTTACTCGTTGCCCGCGATGGTCAATCTTGATTACACAGTTGTCGATGTGCCGAGACAGCACAGGGTTGCCGTCGTGAACTAGGCGTGCTTCTGTGACCGCTTCAAACACTTTCTGTGTTGCGGGGATCATCAAATTGAGCAGGTTGGTCTTGTATTCGACGATTGGGTAGTCCATTTCGTCTAAATCTTGCATCATTTGTGCCCAACGGTACGGGTCGCAAGCTATTTCACGGCATTGAGGGTTGTTTTGCACATATTCGATGATTGTTTGCTTGACTTCCTCGATTGGAACACGCCAAGTGTCGTCATCACGTTCAAAGTCCTTCTCCCACACCTTCACAAGCTTCACTTTAGGCAAATCATCGCCTTTTGGCACGGTTACGGCACAAATGGCCGTCGAGTCGTTCGCATACGACCCGTCGAAGCCTAAAACGTAGTCCTCGTCCTGCCCAATCTCCACATCACCAGTCAACTTCGTCCAAGCGCCCGTTGGAAGCCATGCTTGCTGCGCAGAAACCCACTGATTGCATCGTTTTGTACGAAACTCCGCTTCAGGTGTACGTTTCACCGCAGATTCAAAGTCCGACTTAGCCACAATGTCATCAAAGCCAGGATTGGCGTCACGCCAAGTCTGCTCAGCCTTATGATCCGATTCCATATCGGCTTCATACCAGCACATGTAAAAAGTTGAATCAGATTCTTCGCCTGAGATGATTCTCTTGCCGTACTGATACAACGTGTAAGCAATAGTGTCGCGTCCAGTCTGCGACTCTGTTTTCACGCCAGCGGTTGTAATGGCAATCATCGTGGCCTGCTTACCTCGGGCACCTTGAGCCAAAGACATAACATCGAAGAGCTTTCGATTGGGCTGCGCGTGAAGCTCATCGAACAGAACGAGCGTGGGCGACAAGCCTTCGTGTCTCGGAGCGTCAGCCGACAAAACCCGATACACGTTCCCAGTTGCCGGCACATACAAGTGATCGCGGAAAATCTTTACATGTTCCGCAAGCTCCGAATTGCGAATCAGTTTCTTCGTATCCTCAAACACAATCTTCGCCTGGTTGCGGTCAGCAGCGACCGAATAGATTTCAGCACCCTGAGTCTTAAAGTCGACCAAAGCAAAAGCAGCAATCAGCGAACCAATGCTCGATTTACCGTTCTTTCGGGGAACGCCTACCAGAGATACGCGATGCCTGAGCAGCCCGTCCTCGTCGCGGGCAAACAAGTCACCGAGCAAACGTTTCTGCCAATCGCGCAACACCATTTTGCTACCGGCGCGACCGGCAACGGAGTCCTTGGTAATTGTGGCGAAGGCGTCAGCGAAGCGAACAATAAAATCACCGTCACCACGTTCAACAGCTTCGGGCGGAACAGGCGTCAACCAGCGCGGTTCAGTCACGCGCCCTCTCAGACATCAAAGTCTCAAACGCCGACTTCGCTTTAATCTCCGCAAGACCCAAACGCGACCTAGCCTCAACCGTAAAACCAAGCTGACCAAGCCCAGACATAATCGCCTTCTCAAGTTCAAGCAACTGACGCAACAAATGAAAGTCATCAGGGGCCGAATCAACCTGACGCTCCAACATCACCTGCCGGTCCAACTGCTTACACACAATCATCAACGCCTCAGTATCCGACTGCCGACTAACCCAAGTCTTACCCTGCGCAAACACCCGATCCCACAAAGCCAAGCCGGCCTCACCTAAATCCCGGTGCGGAGGCACATAACCGCCCTCAAGCTCAAAAGTGTCATTCAAAGACGGCAACGAACGTTTACCCGGATTGCCAGTCAAACGTTTCATCTCAAGCGGTTTCGCTGGATTAGGCATTTTTCTACCCTAGCACTTTTTGTTTGAACTGCGGAAAAGTGCAAGCAGT